GCTGAAAGTCACGAAGGACACGTACATTGACGCCTTTTTGGTAGGAGGCGGAGGTGCTGGAAATGGAAGCAGCAACGAATTTAATTCGACGTGGGTTGGAGGCGGAGGTGGAGCTGGCGGCTTTACAAAGACCATCACAAAAGCGCTGCTTCAAGCAAATGTCGAGTATTCCGTTGTAATTGGCGCAGGTGGGATTGCTCTGGCTGGCAAAGCAGCCTATGGAAAAGTAGGCCCTGCTGGAGGTAATACAGTTGCTTTTGGCTATACGGCAGAGGGCGGAAAATCTGCGTCTGTTCCAATAAACGGCGGCAACGGAGGCTCTGGCGGAGGCGTAGGCGGTTCAAAAAATACGAATTTGGGTGTGAACCCTGGCGACGGAGCCAGTGACGGAAATGACGCGCTTACCATCAATTCAAAGGTCGGTGGAACTGGGCAGGGCACCACGACCCGTGAGTTTGGCGAAATCACCGGGAAACTTTATGCCGGTGGCGGAGCTGGCGGTGCGAGTTCGGCAACTACAACCTATGCGTCCGGTGGCGAAGGTGGTGGAGCAAAGCAGCAGACTTCTGCCCAGGACAATACCGGGGGAGGCGGAGGCGGAAGCGGGTCATCGCAAGGCGTGTCGGGGAATTACGTGTCTTACCCCGGCTCTGGTGGCTCGGGCATCATCTGTATGCGCGTACACAAAGAATAAACACGGCCTCCGTTTCGGAGGTCGGGAACGGAGGTTTATATGGCAAGTATATGTGGTTCTCCTGTTTGTGCCGGTGGTAAGCCGAAGCTGAAATTTACCTACACAGGGGACTACGTGGTGCGGAAAGACGGTGTGGTGGAGTTGCTGACGAGCGGAACAATTGTGTTCCTCGAGCCGAAGGTCATTGACGTGTTTATGGTTGGTGGTGGTGGCGGTGGTGCAAGTTTCAAATCCGGTGAAAGCAGCTCACAGGGATACGGCGGAGGGGCCGGCGGTTATACCCGTACCATTAGGAGAGTTTCCATTGCTACTGGGACTTCTATCAATGTTACAGTCGGCGCAGGGGGTGCCGCTCAAATTAACGGCAATTCTTCGGCAATGGGTAGTTTTGAAGTTTCTGGTGGATATGGTGCCAGTGGCGGTTCAATTGCCAGAAAGCAGGGGGGTTCAGGAGGCTCAGGTGGTGGTGGCGGCGTTGACAGCAATTCCGACTATGGCACTGGCGGAAGTGATGGCGCAAACGGAGAACATGGTTTCCCCACAACTACACCGGGAGGAGCCGGACAGGGTTTTTCTACCAGAGAATTTGGAGAAAGTACAGGTAAGCTGTACGCAGGTGGCGGTGGTGGAGGGCGTTATATGTCAGCACAAAGCCCTATTGTCTCGATGGGTGGCCCGGGTGGCGGCGGGAGTGGAGGGTTCAGTGCAACCTCTACAATAAAGCAAGCCGCCGCGGCTGGCGTTGCTAATACTGGCGGCGGTGGTGGAGGTGGTTCAATTGGCCCGGACATACAAAGCTTGATTAGCGGTGGTTCTGGTGGTTCCGGTATCGTGTGTTTCCGTGACGCGCAGGAGTTGCCGGAGTTGGCTGGGACGTGGGTGCTGAATGAGAGGTTGTATGCGCCGGAGAGTACTATAGTCGCGAATGTAAACGCAACAATCTCCACGGGAACAACGTCCGAAGCTTCAACAAAATTCACAATAGGAAATGGCGAGGTTAAAAGTTCCAATCGTGTACTTTATCAGTTTACAAATAATGCATGGATTGCTAAGTATAAGTATTGGACATTCCCCACTGGTGCAACCGCTTCCGACGAGTTCCGCGCATGGCTGGCGAGTAATGCGACAAAACAAGCGTAAGGAGGTGCTGACATGGCTATTACAGGAAAACCCATCGCAATGGGCATCAGCGGGGGTACGGTGTACTTCCCGGTCAGCTACACGGCACGGCACAGCATGAGGGATGACGGAAGCGTGGTGCTGCTGGAAAGCGGACAGGCGACCTTTGAGAAACCCACGGCGGCAACAGTGACCACAGCAGACGGCAAGAGTGCCACGGCGGTGCTGGATGGCACCTACGACGTGGAGATAGGCAGTGAGGGCGGCGCGACCTCTTTCGGCGACATCGTAAGCGGAGAGGGGCCTGTAACGCTGACAAAAGGAGCGTGAGATATGAGATACGCATTGGTTGAAAACGGCACAGTGACCAACATCATCGAAATGGACAAGCGGAACGAGCAGTTTTTCCCCTCCGCCGTGTACACCGGTGACAGGCCGGTGGGCATGGGCGACACGTACACGGAGGGCAAGTTCTACCGTGACGGCAAAGAGGTGCTGACGGCACTGGAGGAAGCCAACAACGAGATAGACAGCCTGACGCAGCAGCTGGGCGAGGCTGTGGAAACCATCTATCAGGCGGATATGGACAACATCGGTTAAGAAAGGAGAATGACTATGTACAACATTATGACGAAGCTCATCAACAAGCGGTTCTACAAGACCCGTGAGGAGGCGCAGCAGAAGTGCGACGTGTTTTACGCCGTGGGGCGCATCACGGACGAGCAGTACACGGAGCTGTGTGCGCTGATCGAGAGCGTGTACGCAGAATAAGGGGCGGGGAGAATTACTCCCCCCGCCGGATGTAGGCTTCTTCGGCATCGAGCTGTGCCTGTTTGAGTGCGGTGACGGCCTTTTCAAGCTGGGCAATGGCATCGGTGACGGCGTTGAACAGGGTGAAATACTCGGGCATGGGAACACCTCCTTTCTGCAAGCAGGATAGCACAGGAGGCGTGTCAGAAACGGTCGAAGGGTGTCGAGGGTGCAAAAATAATTTGAGAGGAGAACGCGGCGAATGGAACCGTGGGTACAGGGAGTGCTTTTGCCCATCGTGTTGGCTATGCTGGCAAGTAACGGGCTGTGGGCGCTGATAGGGAAGCGGCGGGAAAAGAACAATGTGGAGCGAAAGATGCTGGTGGGTCTGGCGCATGACCGCATCATCCATCTGGGCATGGTGTACGTGACGAGAGGGTACATCACGCAGGACGAGTACGAAAACCTCAATGACTATCTGTACCAGCCGTATGAAAAGATGGGCGGCAACGGCAGCGCAAAACGGGTCGTGGAGGAAGTAAGGAAGCTGCCCATCAAGCGAGAGGCGTAAAGCCGGAAAGGAAGAACAGTATGGATTTTGCATCTTTGGGCATTGCAAGTGTGGCGGCGATCACCGTCGTGTGCTACCTCATCGGCATGGCTGTTAAGGCCAGCGGGCTGAACGACAAGTGGATCCCGGTCATCATGGGCGTGTGCGGCCTTGTGCTGGGCGTGGTGGGTATGTTTATCATCCCCGACTATCCCGCGCAGGACTACATCACCAGCGCGGCTGTGGGTATCGTCAGCGGTCTGGCTGCGACCGGCGTTAATCAGATCACGAAGCAGCTGAAGGACAAGGTGGAGGAGGCCGTATGAACGGCGCCAGTAAGGTCATCAAGATAGCCCGGGAGGAGCTGGGCTATCTTGAGAAGGCTTCCAACGACACGCCGGAGACACACTATCTCGACAGCAAGACCGCCAACGCCGGGGACAAGAACTTCACGAAGTACGCACGGGACATTGACGCCATCCCCCATTTCTATAACGGGAAAAAGCAGGGATACCCGTGGTGCACCACGTTCGTGGCGTGGGTGAACGTGCAGGCGTTCGGCGTAGCAGAGGCGAAGCGGCTGCAGAACCTGCCGGACGACAGTCTGGGCGCGGGCGTGTACTACCTGAAGCGGTACTTCAAGGCTGCGGGGCAGCTGGGCACTACGCCGAAGGTGGGCGCACAGGTATTCTTCGGCGACGATCACACGGGCATCGTGACGGAGATCGTGGGCAAGGGCTTCCGCACCATCGAGGGCAACACCAGCCCGCAGAGCGGCGTGGTGATCAACGGCGGCGGCGTGTACGAGAAGGAGTACGCCAGCGTGAAGTTCTCGTACACCTTCGGCTACCCGGATTATCAGGAGAGCGACGAGGACGCGCCTGCGGAGAAGCCGAAGATCTATCTGTCCCCGGCGTACCACAAGGCCAACCAGTGCTGCTATAAGCGTCCCGACGGCCAGCAGTGTTTTGAAACTCTCGAGAACAACGAGTTTCTGGACATTCTGCAGCCCATGCTGGAACGCTGCGGCTTTGACATCATGCGCGGTCCACGCCGGACGCCAATGAGCGACGAGTACGGCCCGGACTATATGTACCGCGCCATCAAGGAGAGCAACAAGTGGGGCGCAAAGGTGCACTATGTGTCCCACACCAACGGCAGCACCAACGGCCCCACCGGGTACGGCACGGTAAAGGGATTTTTGTCAATGTACCACCCCAGCAGCGCCAACGGGAAGAAGCTGGCAGAGCTGATGGTGAAGTACCGGAAGGCCATCTACCCCCACGGCTGCCGGACGGCGACGCGGAGCGACCTGCACGAGCTGGACGACACGAACGCCTACGCCGTGTACCAGGAGCACGTGTACCACGACAACCCGGAGGACGCGGCGTGGTTCCATGAGCACATGGAGGATTGCGCCGTGGCGGACTGCAAGGCGCTGTGCGAGTTCTGCGGGCTGGAATATGTGGAGCCGGAGAAGCCGCAGGAGCCGGAGACACCGGAACAGCCGACCGTGACCGAAACGTACACCGTGAAGGTGACGCGGAGCGCGGACGGGAAAAGCGGCACGTGGAAGATCGTGAAGTAAAACAAATCTGCTGGGCGGGAAAGAGCTACGACAAGCCGCCTCTTTCCCCGGCGTAAAGTCCCGCAAGCTCACGGCTATAACCGTGTTATGGACAGCTACCACAAGCAGATACGGCGCAGGTTGCAGAGCATGGCACCAAAGCGGGCTATTGCGTATGTGATGAGCGCCCAGCTACCGCCTGACGAAGCGGTGTGCGTTATTGAATGTGACGTGAAGCGGAAAAGCTATTGTGAAACGGCGTTACTGCTGAACGTGTCACCTGAAACGGTGAAGCGGTGCCGCAGGAGAGCGTATCAGAAATTTGCAGACGAAGAAAGAAGCCACACCTGAAAAGGTGCGGCTTCTTTGTTTGCACCCGGTAGGGGGGAACCGGGCGTATAAAAAGGGAAAGATGCCCGCCGGGAGTATTCCGGGGTGGCTGATTTTATTATACATCGTATCTGCGGTATTGTACAAGTAAATAATTCGCAAATTAACGTCCTTTTTCTGACCTTTAACTGCCCCTTTGCGGGGGCAGTTTTTTGTTACGCTTATTGCAAGAAACGGAGGTGCTTGCATGGTTGAAAAGCTGGTGTCGTTGGGATTTACCCAGCAGATGGCGGAGGACATCATTTGGGCGTATCAGGATGACCTCCCGGGGCTGAAAGCCTATGTGCGGGTGATAGAAATAGTGGCGGCGCATGTATAGCTACTTCAACGAAAATCCACACGGGAAAAATGTGGGAGACTGCACTGTTCGGGCTATTTCAAAAGCCACCGGGAAAGAGTGGGGCGAAACGTACCTTGCTATGGCGGTGCAGGGTTATCTGGATGGTGACATGCCGTCGGCCAACGCCGTGTGGGGTGCGTATCTTCGGCGGATAGGCTACAGGCGGTACATGGTGCCGGATACTTGCCCGGATTGCTACACAGTCGGTAGGTTTGCCGACGAACACCCGGAGGGAACGTTTATCCTTGCGCTATCCGGGCACGTCGTGTGTGTGCAGGACGGCGTGATCTATGACAGCTGGAACAGCGAAAACGAAATTGTTTTGTATTACTGGCAAAAAGAAAGTGAGGCGTAACTATGGCATTTAACCCGTATTTCAACCCTTATTACCCGCAGCCAATGCAGGACAACCTTGCCCAGCATCGGCAGCAGCAGATGCAGACCATGCCGCCGCAGATACCGCAAATTCCCCCCATGCAGAACCCGGTGGCGCAGGGCGGCGTACAGTGGGTAGCTGGTAGGCCGGAGGCGGAGAATTGGCTGATTGCTCCCAACTCTGCTATTGCGCTGTGGGACAGCACGGCTCCCGTAGTTTACTTAAAACAAGCCGACGCAAGCGGCAAGCCGACGCTAAAGACGTATGACCTTGTGGAACGCCTTGCAAGCACTCCTGACGCGCAGAAAGCTCCCGCCCCGGAATATGTGACCCGTAAGGAGTTCGACGCGCTGGCGGCACTTGTGGGCGAAATAAAGGGCAAGAAGAAGCGCAAGGTTGAGGAGGACGAAGACGATGAGTAACAATCCGTTTTTCAATGCGTTAGGTGGCGGACAGATGCCGAGGTCGATGAGCGGCTTTCCTCAGCTGTTACAGCAGTTCAAGCAGTTCAAGGCAAGTTTTAAAGGCGACCCAAAAGCGGAAGTGGGAAAGATGCTGCAAAGCGGCAGGATTTCACAAGACCAGTTGAACAAGATACAGTCAATGGCAAACCAATTTCAGGGGCTTTTCAAGTAAATCAAAATCGTGGCCACGGTTTGATATAAAAAATTTTCAAAAGGAGTGATACTATGTCTCTTTCCGATGGCACCCCCATGATGACTATGCCTGTGGCTCCTGCCAACACCAGCAACGGTAACGGCTTCGGCTGGGGCGGCGATGGCGCGTGGTGGATCGTGCTGTTCCTCATTTTCGCTGCGTTCGGCGGCTGGGGTAACGGCTTTGGCTTCGGTGGCGGCGGCAACGGCGTGATGGACGGTTATGTTCTGACCTCTGACTTTGCCAATGTCGAGCGCAAGATCGACAGCGTAAATCAGGGCCTTTGCGACGGATTTTACCAGCAGGCGCAGCTTGTCAACGGCACCAACATGGCGATGGCAAACGGCTTTGCACAGGCCGAGCTTTCCCGCAGCAACCAGCAGGCGGCGCTCATGCAGCAGCTCAACGCCATGCAGATGCAGAACCAGGAGTGCTGCTGCGAGAACCGGGCGGCTATCGCCCAGGTGCGGTACGATATGGCGACGCAGGCTTGCGATACCCGCAACACGGTCAACACCGCTGCGCGTGACATCATCGACAACCAGAACCAGAATAGTCGCGCTATCCTTGACTTCCTGACGCAGAGCAAGATGCGCGATCTGGAAAGTGCCAATCAGGAGCTGCGCCTTGCCGCTTCTCAGGCTGCGCAGAACAACTACCTGATCTCCCAGCTGCGCCCTTGCCCCACCCCAGCTTACATCACTTGTAATCCTTGGGCGGGCAGCAGCTATGGCGGATGCGGAACCGGCTGCGGCTGCTGACAACTGCATAGCACCAGCTGTTCGGGATTTCCGAACTGTTCAGCCCCGTGCTGATACTGACACCAACGCGGCGGGGCAATAGCTCCGCCGCTTATTTTAACTGAGAAAGGAATGATTTTAATGGCAGAATTTACTTCTGCGGCAATTCAGACCGTTGCTGCTGGGCAGAACGTTCCCCTTACGGAAACTGCGGTCAACAACAAGCCGTGCATCGTGCATCGAGCCGGAGCAGGCATCGTAACTTTGCGCGGGTTGACAAACCAGTGCAAGGCGCGCTTTAAGGTGAGCTTTGGCGCGAACATCGCTATCCCTACCGGCGGCACGGTGGGAGCTATTACCGCCGCGCTGGCTATCAACGGGGAACCGCTGAGTAGTGCCGTGGCGACCGTTACACCCGCCGCAGTGGAAAACTATTTCAATATTTATGTCAGCGCCATTGTGGAGGTGCCGAAGGGCTGTTGCCTGACTGTGGCTATGGAGAACACCAGCACACAGGCAATCAATTTTGCAAACTCCAATTTGACCGTTGACCGCGTAAGCTGAAAGGAGTAAACTATGAGTATGAAAGCAATGTACGATTTGCGCGATATGCTGTGCAAGGAGCTTGACGAGATCGCCCACAAAGGAGAGCTGGGCGCCGGGGATCTTGACATCGCGCATAAGCTGGTAAGCACCATCAAGAACATCGACAAGATTGAGCTGATGGAAGATGAAGGGTACAGCCGTGACGGCGACTATTCCCAGCGGCGTTACTCCCGCGACGGCGACTATTCCCAGCGCAGGTATTCCCGCGACAGCTACGGCGGCGGCAGCTCCTACGCACGACGTGGCACCCATTATGTGCGCGGCCATTATAGCCGCGACGGCGCAAAAGATGACATGAAGCGCCAGCTGCAAGAGATGCTGGACAATGCGGATGATGATACTATCCGCAACGCCATTCAGCGGTGCATGGATGCCGTGGAGGGCTGAGAGGGGGTAGTTCCCCTTGATCGACGAAAAGGAACTTAAAGCCTGGATAGCCAGACTGGAAACGGAACAGTCAAGCTGGCCGAATTACGAGAAGTTGGCCGCGCTGTACATTATACAAAACCAGCACGAAGGGCAGAGAAACCCTGCACCGGTGGCTATGTATTCCAGCGCACCGGCTCCTGATGTGGTGGACGGTGACAGTGACTTTATGCAAGCGGTATCATCCCGCGCGCCGGAACAGGCGTGGGCCATAGTGGACGAGTTGATGGATGCGCTGAAAGTAACCAATGCGCGAATGTATGATAACGTGATGCGAAAGATGCGAGGATAAAGTATCCCCCGCCTGTTTTGGCGGGGGATATTCTTGTGTACTTAGTTTTGTATAACCTAACGGGTTCCAGAACTGCCTGGGCGCGATGGCCTCCGCAATGGTCTCCTGACTCATGGCCACCGACCGCAACTGGATGTGCATCAGCTTTTCCCGCAGGGCCCGCAGCAGCCCCTCGTCTGCCTCGCCCTCCATGTAGCACAGGGCCACGTCCGTGCCCGAGCGCTCCGGCAGCTGCAATCGCTCCAGCCGCAGATGGGTGTCCCGTACCCGCCGCCGCAGCAGCGCCGCGTTCTGCATGAGGTTCTCTACGAAGCCGTCGTGGCTGCCCCGCAGTACCCGGCTGGTATCCGGCTCCTCCACCGACCGGGTGGGGAACTGCTTGGCGTCCAGCACCACCCCGCCGCCGAAGCCGTCGATGATCGCCAGCGTCTTCCCCGCGAATACGCCCATCACCGCTGCGTCACGGTCCGGCTCAGCCGCCGCATCGCAGGCGGACACATACCGCCGGCAGAAGTCCGCCGCGTCTGTCACGTCGTCCAGGCCGGGCAGCGCCTGCCACCCGGCGATGACCCGCTCCAGCAGGTCCTCCTGGGCGTAGCCGTTTACCACCCACAGCCGCGCCTGCCGCCCGCCGATGGATAGGTCGCGCCCTGTCATATCAAAGCACCGGCCCACGCCCAGCAGCTCGTTCAGCTCCGCCGCTTTCAGCGAAAAGCACCCTGCGCCGCGATAATAGCCCGCCGTTTCCGGGGCCGTCTCGTTTCCGCCCTGTTTTGCCTGTTCCATGATGCCTTCTGTCCTCCGTCTGCCATTTTCCGGTAGCATTTCCCGCCTGCGGAATTTTATGTATGCCCCGGACAGGCCCTGCATATCGTGTAAAAAAGGAGGTGGCAGCCATGAAAAAAAGCGCGGCGGCGGCCCTTATTCTGATGGTGCTGCTCTTCGGCGGCGCCTATCTTACCGCCCGGGAACCGGACGAGCTTACGCCTGAAGAACCGCAGGCACAGGGGGACGGGGAGGTCGTGCTGACCATAAAAACCGGGGAGGCGGCGGAGCGGATGACGCTGCGGGATTACCTTGTGGGCGTGGTCCGCGGCGAGATGCCTGCTTCCTTTGAGATGGAGGCGCTGAAGGCCCAGGCCGCGGCCGAGCGCACCTACGTTTACTACCAGCTGGCGCAGGGCCGCAAGGACGCGCATCCCGACGCCGACTTCTGTACGGACCATACCTGCTGCAGCGCCTATCTCTCCGAGACAGCCGCAAAGGAAAAGTGGGCCGCCGACTTTGCTCCCTGGAACACCCGCGTCGTCCAGGCTGTGGCGGACACGGACGGTCTGGTGGCCCTCTACGACGGGGAACCGATCCTGGCGGTGTTCCACTCATCCTCGGCGGGCAGGACCGCCGCGGCCGGGGATGTCTGGTCCGGCGACCTGCCCTATCTGGCCAGCGTCGCCAGCCCGGAGAGTGCCGACACCGTACCCAACTATTACAGCACAGTCACCTTTACTGCGGCGGAGGCAAAAGACCTTCTGCTGGCGGCCCACCCGGAGATAAAACTCACCGGCGCGCCGGAGACGTGGTTCGGCGCAGTGACGGAGAATGATTCCGGCCGGGTAGAGACCGTCTCCGTGGGCGGTACGGACATCGAGGGCACGGAGATGCGCCGCATCTTCTCCCTGCGCTCGGCCTGCTTTACCCTGACGGCGGACGCGGAGAGCGTTACGTTCCGCGTCACTGGCTACGGCCACGGCGTGGGCATGAGCCAGTACGGCGCGGAGCAGCTGGCAAAGGCGGGGAAGACCTGGCAGGAGATACTGGCGTGGTATTACACCGGCGTGACCATCGGACCGGCGGGCTGATATCGGGGCAAGGGGTCAGGGGCACGGAAATGCGTGACAAGCGGGCAAAAACGTGGTATAATCTATAAATTATGCGGGATATTCACAAATTGTTCAGGAAAAGCTGGCCCCGCAGGATGTAAGATATACCCAACGATATGTACCGGGAGGAGAGCGCCTATGGCACGCAACATTCTGGTGGTCGAGGATGACCGCAATATATCCGATCTGATCCGTATGTACCTGGAGAAGGAGGGCTTCGAGGTCCGCAGCGCCTATGACGGCGGCAAGGCCATCGAGGAGTACGACAAGCAGGCCCCCGACATGGTGCTGCTGGATATCATGCTGCCCGTGGTGGACGGCTGGGGCGTATGCGCCCATATCCGCGAGAAGGGCAAGACGCCCATCATTATGCTCACCGCCAAGAGCGACGTGGGCGACCGCATCACCGGACTGGAGATGGGCGCGGACGACTATCTGGTCAAGCCCTTCGAGATGAAGGAGCTCATGGCCCGGATCAATGCCGTGCTCCGCCGCAGTGAGATACCCGACGATACCAAGAAAAAGCTGGTGTTCGACAAGCTGGTCATCAATCTGGACAGCTATGAGCTGCTTGTGGACGGCAAGAAGGTGGACACGCCCCCCAAAGAGCTGGAGCTGCTGTATCATCTGGCGGCTACGCCCAACCGGGTCTATACCCGCAACCAGCTGCTGGACGAGGTCTGGGGCTTTGACTATTTCGGCGACAGCCGCACCGTGGACGTGCACATCAAGCGCCTGCGGGAGAAGATCGAAAATGTCTCGGACCAGTGGGAGCTGAAAACGGTCTGGGGCGTGGGCTATAAGTTTGAAGTGAAGTAAGCATGGGCGAGAGGATCAAACGTATCACCGGCAGCCTGTATTGGCGGCAGTTTATGCT